TATAAACCTGCATATCAAAGAGGGATACATCCCATCTATTGGTATTAGGATATACACTGTCATATGCACCAGATTCTAGAGCTGCATCATAGAATCTAGCAACACCAATTTCTTTACCAGGTGTAACCGTGGGGTCATCTCCAACTCTAGTATCTCTAAGACTAATAACATTACTGGTATCAAACCCAAGAACAGGAGAACCAAAAGCTCTATTGACTTGAAATGAAGGACCAAAAGAGAACTGAATTGAACTACTTTCTTTAAGTTTGGTAGTTCTGGGTTTCTCAAAATCAAGGAAAGTTGGACCTCTAACTTCTACCTCATATCCTCTAACATAAGCCTTACCAGGTGATATCTTATAGATACCCAGATCATCACTAGGAGTATTCCCCTGAATTGTTACTTGTCCTGAATTATAGATACCTCTATTTCCATATCCATTGTTCAAACTATTATGAACTGTAGACAAGAAGTCACGAACATAATAGTGACCAGACTCATCAAATGTTCTTCTAGCTAATTCATCACCCAGAATATTATAATCTGTTCCGGTATTGGTTTCCCTCAGAATACCATTCTGGACTTCTGCTAACTGAACAAAGTTCTGATCATCATAATCATCAGTTGCTTTTTTAAACAGAGTTGCAGAAATCTTAAATCTATCAGCACCTGGTGCTGTATAGTTATTAAATCCTTGCGCGTTATCTGTAAGGGTAGGATCTTCATCAGAAGATACAATACTCTCAGTAACACTTAAACCAATTCTATAAGTTGGTTTGTTGTCATATTGATCAAGAATCATAATCTGATCAAATACATCCACAAAGTGTCCCCTTAGGAAATATATACCATTACTTAATGCAAATGCACTACCAGTGGCATTAGCATTTACAGTCAAAGCCTTGGCAAAACCTTCATTAGCCCCAATAAAGGTAGTTGCAAAAGTAATATTTTCTGTGGTGAGAAGAACCTCATCATCAAAGAATGTTTGTGTTGCAGCATCAGTTGTTGATGACTCAAAGTAGTCAATGTAGAGAGTATAGTTTCCTCTCTCTGATTCTTCATTAGTGATATATGAACTTACTCTTCCACTTACACCCGACTGTTGTCCAATAATCAACTTACCAACAAGTTGGTCAAGATATAAAGAAACAGGAATTCCCAAATACTCAGGTTCAATCTGAATAGCATAATAACTACTCAAGTATGATAATTGTCCTGGAATAACTTTAGCACCTTCTTTAAAGAAGTGCTGACCCATATCCTCAACCTGATTCTGAAGAATTGATTGAAGATTGTTTAGTTCTCTAGCTTGAACTGGGTATGCTGGTTTGAATAGAACCTTATAGTAGTTACTTTGCGGATCAAAGTCGTCAAAATAAGGAGCTACATTAAGATTAGTTTCCTGGGGCATGATTTCTTAGAACTGCAAGATAATTTTAACGTCTTCTTTCTGTGATGAAGACCTCGTAACTGAAGGTCTGTTATCAACGTAAATGATGTCACCTGAGAATTTTTGACTCTCTGGATTTGATAACCCATTTACGAAATTCTGACCCAGATAGTAGGTACGACTATTTAGAACCGTTGAGACACCTTGAAATGCGGTGTTAATACCTAAACTGACCGAACCACCAGTGATAGCGAGACTACCACCACCGGTAATATTTGAGGTAAATTTATTTGATCTAAATCCATAAACTGGAGATGCGTCAAGAGTACCATCAGAACTAAAACCTGAGTTTGTTCTATCCTGCCAATACTTTAAAACACCTGTGACTTGATCATATGACACAACCCTACCAACAGCTGTAGAACCAAGTCCAACAGTTTGTGTGATAGTCGAGTCAGCTGTAAATACTGCTGAACTATAACCAATACCAGTAAGTCTCAGTGCATAAAGTGCACTAGCCTTATCAAGTGTTAGGATTGAAGATGAGTTATATGATGTTGGATTCTCAATCATTCCAACACGAGCAAACTGATTACCCGTGATGAAATCAGGATTCTCAGTATCGTTTTCAAATCTGGCATATGTGAGTACATTGTATGCACCCAACTCACGATAGATATCGGACCCATGACCACCGGCCGGAGGAACAATTACATTGAATACTGGTGAAGTTGTTCCAGTAGGAACATTACCTGCTATCAGATCAACAGTTCCATACGAATATCCTTCTCCACCTTTTGATACGGTGATAGTTTCAACTTTGGAATCATTATTAATAACGATAGTTGCTTCTGCACCAAACCCATCACCAAGAATAGGAACTCTTGTATATGTTGAGTTAGCAGTTCCCATACCAACACCACGATTTTTAATGGTTACAACTTTGAGTTGACCACTTGATGGTGCGTTCTGTCTTACAGGTGCATCATCTGTACTTGTTTCCCAGTTGTTAGGAACAGGAATGTAGTTAGTCGAATCAAACTTAATAGCTTGACTTGGTTTGATTGTATACAGATACTTCCAGATGTAACCATCACCACTGTTACCTGCCTCCCTAGGTTCCAGATCGGTGAATGTTGGTTCATCCAATGAGGGTCCACCCTGAAAATTATTTTCTGGGGTGGCGTTATTATACAAACAGATATAAACTCTGAAGTCAGAGTTCATAACATAGTAGTTTGCGGAGTAGATATCAAATGAACCCGATGGTTGTGATGGGTTATTACGAGTGATATCATTTCTCCACATATCATAAGTGATACCCGAAGACCACTGAGTTTTTCTTACAACCTGACTGATATCAGAAGAGTTAATCTTCTTCATCGCCAACATTGTATCCCAATAATCATTAGCCTGATCCAAACTATCCTTCGGAGCAGGGGGACTAGTATCCCAATCAGATTGATAATCTTCTGGGTTAGGAAGTCCAATAAACGCGTAGTAAGAATTAGAGCTGGTCTGAACACCAGCCACAAAATTCTTCGCATTTAAGATACGAAGTTGATCAGTAATTATTGCAGCCATTTTGGGAGGACTTTTTGTTATTTATAGTGGTTTATGCTGTATAATCTCTGTATTTCAGAGGTTCAAATCTAGACACCAATCCACTGGTAGAGATGCCAACAACTCCATCGTTTCCGTAAAAGTTGAAAGTGAATGGTTCAGTTCTACCACCGAATTGAATCTTACCCCAACTGTAATTGCCCATCTCAGATTGGGATTCAAAACCGAATGTTCCAGGTTTATCAACATTCACGGTAATTCTTTGAATAGCCGTAACACCGATACCACCGACATTCTGATCTCTTCTTTGTGAAGAGATGACCTTATAAACATTATCAACAGAAGTAGTTCCAATACCAATAGTTGATCCTGAACTATCCTGTGAGGCAAATGTGTCAGCGATAGAAACATTTGTATTAAAGATGGTCAAGTAATCATTAGTTGAGATAGAACTAATAGTAATACTTGTTCCAACATACTCAGCGTCTCTCATGAATGATTGAACTGGGATGTAGAGATCGAAGTAAAGTTGTTGTTGAGAACCAGTGGAAGTTGTTCCCAAACCAACGATATTACCATAATCTCCTGTGTAGCTGTCAACTTCGATTTCCTCTCTTGTGAGAGTTGGTTCAGAAATAAGAACCAAAGGAGGATTGGTATTAGTATAACCAGTTCCAGGATTGGTAATAGTTACAACACCAACACTACCACCCGATAATGTGAGTGTTCCTGTTGCTCTTGTCCCATCAGAAGGATTGGCAATACTCAGTGTTGGAGCCACGGTGTATCCAGAACCAACATTAGTTACACTAATAGAGACAGTTCCAAGTCCAGAAACGGTAGCTGTGGCAACTGCTGTGACTAAAGTATCCTGAGATAAAATCTTGATCTTGTTCTGAAAATCTCTATCACCAGATTCACTATAAGTGTTAAAGAGAGGTCTTACAGTATCAACATAAGCAATTGTTGAAGCCAAACTGATCGGTTGAATCAGATAAGAAGTTGGATAAATCATAGGTTCATATTCGATCCTATCCTTACCTATTTCTTGACCATTAATGATCTTATCAATTTGTTGTTTACACCACGTCAGAGGTCTGCTGAGAGTTGTGTCATTAGTTACGCCAGAATCACTATAGGTAGTGGTTTGAACACTGTCAATAGTATTAATACCAACAACAGTTCTCACATCTTCATCCAATGCAGTACCCTGTCCCTGTTCTGGATTGTTGTTGATGTCTAGTGTATCACCGGTTTTAACTGTTTCCAGAATATCAGTGAATACAACATCAACATCTCCACTACCCTTATAGAATAGAACTTTCGAACTATCACCAGGTTCTGGTGGTTCAACGAACTGAACTGTACCACCACCAGTAAAGTTGTATGCAACTTCTGGTTGTTGAAGAACATCATTGATGAAAATCAATAGTGTTTTGTCAACTTCAATAGGTGATCCAGGTGCTGATTGAATTGAAAGTGCAACATCATTAACTGATAATCTAAAACTTCTACTTATACCATCAAATTGTGAATCAAACTTATCAAGAACCTGAAGTTGTCCAATAGAGAAACCATTAAAATCATCTTGATAGATTTCATCAACAGTAATCTGGAACTCACTTAAAGTTCCACTAGTAGGAATACCAGTTGCTCCACCGACAGGAACAGTTAGAATCTCACCATTACCATAAGCGAAACCTTCTTGTTTCAGTTGATAATCAATAACACTACCACCAGCTCCAACTTGAATATCGATAGTCGCGGATTGACCAACACCTTGTACAGAACTTCCACTATAGACCAGAGGAATGTTTGTGTATGATGCGGGATCATCGATTATAAGTTGAGGTAAATTGGTTGAAGTATAACCAGATCCAGGGTTAGTGATTGTAACACTGGTAACATTACCACCAGATACAGTAGCTGTACCAATAGTTTGAATATTAGGAGTTCCAACACTAGAAGTTTGAACACCAACAAATACTGTTCCCAATCCTGATCTATAACCAGAACCAGAGTTACCAATACTTACAGAAGTAATTGTTCCAGCTGTAGATACAGTAACTGTGCCACCAGCTCCAACCAAAGGTTGATATCCACCACCCTCTGTGGATCCAATAGAAACAATAAAACCACCAATAGGAAGATTACTTCTATTAGGATCATAACCAAATGCTGCTCCACTCTCTTCAAATCTGATTGAAGAAATACCAGAGGCAGTTTCAGAAAGATCATAGGTTCCTTGACTTGCCTGATCACCTTGTGGTTCCTGGAAGATATTGTTAATCAGAATAATAGCATTATCTGTTGAGAATCCTGTGGTATTCTGACCTTCACTAGTAAGTCTAAACTCACTTCTAAGACCTGTGAAGTTATTTGATACATCATCAAATACATGATTAGCAAAATATGTCTCTCTATCAGTATTGACAGGAGCAGTTCTCATAAATGTTCTACCTTGGAAAGTGGAATGTGTAGTCAAACCAGTATAGTCTCTCTCAGAAGGTGAACCTGAAGTAGTGGAGAGTGGGATAGCTCCATATGGTGGAGAGATGAAGTTCAGAGTGCTTCCAACAATATTATAAGTACCACTCATTTTAGTAATGGTAGATCCGACACCATGAGGTTGTAAGTTTGTTCCAAGTTGTCCTCTCTGAACAGTCAGGTTTCCGGCACCGGCAACACCAACAGAAACAACACGCATTACCTCATCACCAATCTTAATGAGATCAGCTGAAGCAATGGATGTAATACCAGTAGTTGGGAAGGTAGAATCAAATACAATATTATCGTTGAGAGATGTTACAATTTGTGTTTCAGATAGGGGTGCCTGAATCATATTGTCAACAGCGATCAAAGATTTGGCATTCTGTTTCTTAGCTGTAATATTGTGAGAGGTTCCGATACCAACTGAGGTAAACTGGAATACCTCTGGATTCAATCTTAGTGCCTTCTCTGCACTTTCTGCAAATCTGACACTACCATCTCCAATCTTAACAACAAATAAATCTCTAGGAAGTTTGTTGGTAACACCAATACCAGCTACACTAGTTGCAGCAATTCCAATAGCCTGTTCTGTTTCATTGCCAGCATAAGAGTAAGTAACATTTTCACCAGTGACAAAGAAGTGTTCTTTGAGGAATAGAGTGTTGTTGTTAAAATCAAATGTTGTCGCGGTATCACCAGCAAATTGTCTCTGGAAGATTGGAAGACCATCATGTTTGAGATCAAATGCAGTTCTTAGATCAAGCTTAGTACCTCTATACAATCCTGTATCTGATTTAATATCAACATTGTTCAGATCCAAATTAGTTGGAGCACTCACATCAGCGTCATAGATCTTCTGTTCAATACCAAATGTTCTGACTTGAACAGCTGTACTTGCGTTAGGTGTATAAGTTAAGTTTCTATACTTACCAGTTGTTGTGAATCCGATCTGGCCAATACTATTACCAGTGCGGACGTTTGCAAACTCTACAAAACCTTCATTCGATTCAGAAGCGATAACACAAACTTCAAACATCTCATACTGAGAGTTAGTTGTGTCCTTAACAGATACAATATAGTAACCAGTTGAATATGGTTCCTCAAACTGAAGGATTGTGTTAGCTGATGGTGACCCAGAAGATGCGATATTCTTAAATCCAGAGTTTAATCTGGATTCTTGGAATGTCAGTGAAGAGATACCAGTTGCAGAATCAGATATAGCTACAATAGAAGTATTTGTTGTAACTGCTGTTCCGACATTTGGTGTATATTCGAGAATAATATTACCACCAGATAATTTAGATCCAAAAGTACCAAATCCAGTAGATGAGTATGAACCGGGTTTGGTTTGCATCTCACCATATTCCACCATATGAACATTAGTTCCATCGTGGATTAGGTTAAACTCATTAGATGCATATTCACCGTTCTCATCTTCTTGAAGAACAAGAGCTTTAACAGATCTGAAAGTAGATGATACAGATACAATGGTCTCTAATGTATTATTAGGTGTTGTTTCTCTATTAGTATCTACAAGAGCAACACTACCAATATTACTATTACCAATAGAGGTTACATTGTCCTTGATACTGATAGAAATTGTGGATGTATCATATGTGTTGTTCGCAAACTTCACAGGATGGAACTGAAGATTCCAACCATCAGCAGTTGAGAAATAATCAAAGTATCCAAGTTCTGGATAAGTTTCTATTGTCGCATATTGTTGCATATATCCAATACTTTCACTTTGAATCAGTGAAACAATAGAGAACTGTCTCTCATCTGTAAAGATTCTATCTCTTACAAATGTGAATATTTTATTGTAGATATCATTGAACTCAAATGCATCAATATCACTATACTTAGTAGGTCTTTCGTTACTAAAGAACTCACCACTAAAGTCATCAATATCAAGAACTCTGTTACCAACGGATTGGAAGTAATCTGAAAGAATTCTATTCTCAAAGAAAATTTCATCAGAGGATAGAACACCATTTATAATATTGTTACTCTCAGTCACATAATCAAAATCATAGAAACAGTGAAGACTTGCTCTACCAACAATATCAGTAGTAGTATCTACATCAGAATTAAAAGGTTGTGCGATAGCCAACGGTTGATCTTCAATACTGATGACTTGAAGGTCGGAGAACTCTTTATATCCAGATGTATGATTGAGTGCAGTTACTGGATCTTCCCAGGTATCATAAGGAACTCTAGATTTGATGGAGTATGAGAATGTTTGATAATACTCGTTGTTAGGGATTCTTTGTAGGGAATCATTCAAGAAACCTGTGTTCTTCTGCCAACCATAAGTTATAGTTGCACCAGCACCTGTAGTGATTTCAGCATCAAAATCAACTTTAGTTTTAATAACAGCTTGAGTGTCAGAAGATAAACCTTTTACAATTTGTCCAACTTCATACTCTTTGGGAGTGTCAACCTTAAGGATCTCAGTAATTGGATTCCAGGATTCAACCCTACCAGTTTGTCTTCCACCATATAGGATTACTTCATTTTCAAAGAAATCATTTGTTGTGAGTGTAGAATTGAAGATTGGGAAGTGGTCAACAGAAATAACTCTACCAGCTGAATTTGGTAGATCTACATTACCAGGAACATCACTATCACTCAGATATTCTTTAAGACTATAATCAACATATGCTCCAAGACCACCACCAAGATTGGAGTCTGAAGCAGTTACAGTGAAGAACTGATAACTGTAGTTTTCAGAGTTATATCCTTTAGCTGTAGAATTAACACCAACATTCAAATTTTCAACAAAGATTTTACTACCAACACTATATGGAAATGCACTAGCATCACTGAATGTGCTATTCAGATAAAGTCTGACAGTCTTAGTTGATGAAGTATATGACAGAGACGCAATACCAATACCATTTGTATTATCAACAGGAATGATTTCTGGTGTTACATTATACATTCCAGTAGAGTTTTGGAGAATAGTAACTTGATTATCTCCAAGACTGTAGGTAAGAGCTAAATCTCCGACAACTTCTCTTGTGAATCCATCAAGAACAACCAAACTTGGTGCTCTCAAATAATTTCTACCACCAGAACTAATACCAATAGACTCGAATGATGTTAGAGATTCTAATTCAAGAATTTCAGGTGGGTTAGCAATAGGTCTCAAAGTTTCATCAGTTGGATAGTCAAATCCAATATTCTGTGAATTGAAAGTTACTCTTTTAATCTTACCAACAGAAGTACTTTGTGGTTTCAGAATAGAACCAACACCATGTGTTGTGGTTACCGTATTGATGCCGGGAACAATATCATAGTTACTGCCATTATCTACCATCGAAATGCGACTGATTGGACCAAGAGCCGTAGATGATGTAGTTTCATATGTGGTTACTGAATTTTCAATATTGTATGTTGTAACATCAGGTTCCAAGGAAACATTGTAACTGAAAGTAGTTGTTCCAATACCACTGAGTGTATGAACACCATCATATCTGGTTTTCTCTACACTAATTTCATGGTGTGAATTTACATCAGTGTCAATAAAGATTTCTTTTTTAACATTGGTAATGATATCATTATTAATAGGAACAAATTTATACCACAAGTTTGTTGGAACTTCATCAGATACCAACAAAGTTAGATTCGCATCTGCATCGATACCGGGTTGTCCAGAAGTTGTAACTTCGAAGGTAGTTTTAGTTCCAGATGTGTCATACACATTGGTATACTCACTATCACTATAAAGTCTTAATTCAAAGGCAGAATAACGAACACCACTAACAACAAAAGAAAGTGATGAGTCAGAAAGATCAAACTTCAGTTTATTGTTTCTCTTGACATATAGTGGTGGATTGATTTTGAAAAGAGTACCATTACCGGTTGATGTGATATCAACTACTTGTGGTCTATCTTTTGATAGTTGGAACTTCTCACTAACAAATTGAATAGAGTTGTCATCATATGGGTAGATATAATATAACTGATCATCATTCAAACCACCGATAGATGAAGAACCCTCTCTATAAAGAACTTTATCACCTTTAACAAAACCATGACTTGTGATAGCCACAGTGTTTTTGACAGTATTAGTCGCAGTAATAGTCTTAGGATCAAATAAGATTCTTCTAGAAAAATCATCATAAGTAACATTCACTGTTTTAGTGTCAGTTGGTTTGACAGAAACATATACAGTGTCAGCAACTGAAAGACCATGTGTTCCAGAGGTTGCAACATTGACTATAGTTCTGGAGATTCTACCAGTCAATACATCATCTTTATCTGTAAGGAAACTGTGGTAGTCATTAGTAGGAACAGATGTAAAGTAAAGAAGTCCCGAAGTTGTTCCGACTCCAACAAATTGTGCCTCAGTTCCCATACCAATCTTATTGGTAGAAAGACCAATAAAATCTCTATTCACAGGAGCTGTGTAATAGAAATCATATGTGTCTAAGTTCTTAAAGGTAGTAGTGATTCCATTCCAAACACCAATAGCAGTTCCACCTTGTCTATTGTAGTAAAGTCTATCATTTACACTCAAACCATGATTTGGGAGATAGATTTGTTTGGTAGGAACAAACATCTGGGTAACACCTACACCAGGATTGGAGAAGGTTATGGTAGAACCAACACCAACAGTACCAACACCCACAACTTCTTGTGGATAGAAGTAATATTCCTTGTTGATCTCAAGAGCACTGGTTGTTTTCAGAGCACCAACGTTGATACGGAACTTGCGAGGATCCTCAAATAGAATTGAACTATTTGTATGTGCCAAACCACAAGAGATACCGTCATATTCTCTTCTAACACGAATTCTTCTTGCTCTATCATCAATATTGAGAACTTTAATATTCTCTGTTCCGATACCAAGGATATCATTCTCACGAATGGTTGGATAGTTCAAGTCACCAGACACATAGAAGTAAGTGGTAAGACCTGTAACACCTGTAGAACCAACCCCAAGAGTCAATACAAAGTTGTCTGTTCTAATGCCAAGTCTGGCATTTGTGACTCCAGAGTAACCACTGAAGGTTGTAGATAGACCAGATATAGTTACTATATCAGCAGTATTGAATGGAATAGACTGAGTAGAGAAACCAATAAACTGATTCAAACTCTGTATATTTCCAAACTCAATATTATCTAAACCTGTAGTCTCAAAATTAATATAATTAACATCAGCACCAGATACTCTATCTACACGACCTTGCGCATCAGTTCCACTAGTTCCTTCATTGTTGATCAGAACACGATCATTTACTTTATAAAAGTTACCACCAGTAATGATACCAATACTCTCAACAGATCCTCTAGAAGCGCTTACAACATCCAGTGATTGATTCTTTTCTTTGTCAGAATTAAACACATAATCATAACCACTATTATCATCATTGGTATGATATGCAATCGTGTTTCTAAACCACTCACCATTCTCCAGATTGTAATCATTTTGATTACTCAATACACCGAAGTTAGTAATATTTGGTTTAGAATAGAATGTATCACCAACTAAGTATGGGAATATAGGTCTTCTGTAATTTTTAAAAGGACCAGTGGAATCAACACTGAAAGTATTCAGAGTTGAGAAATAACAATATCTACCGGTTGGGTAATCAGGAGTGACACAGAAACGACCATTATGAATATCAAGATCACCTCTATCTGTAAAGATATAATCTTCAATAAAATACCCAAGAGGAAACAATGATGTTGGTGGTCTATTAGTAGGATTAGTTTTTAGTTCATACCCAGAAATCATCTGAGAGATATTGCCACCCTGTGGATCGGTAAATCCATAAGGACCATAAATGGGATTACCATCATATGCCCAACCAAGAATAGGTGAGTGATAAGAACTTGTTTTCTCTATACCACCAGCCAATGTGAGATCAGAGACACCATACTGTGTTTCATCACTACCAGAGATAACATAAGTGTTGGATCTCAAAGGTCTTGGCGCATAGAGGTGACAATACTCAAGTGAATTGTCGTCAATACTTTCACCAACAAAACCATCATCAACACCAATGTTATCAAAATCTCTTTCAAAGAGATTGACATTCCAGTTTCTGATTATAGCTTGTGATATACCATACTTACCTGCAGGTTCTACTTGAATATTGGTTGATCCACTAACATAACCACTACCACTACTCATGATCTTAACAGAAGTAATTACACCACCCTCAATGATTGGTGTAAGTTTTGCAAATCTACCCTCACCTGTAACAATAAGATTTGGTGGAGAGTTGTACTCAGATCCACCATCATTCACAATGATATCTACAATTCTAGAATTACTTACAATAGGTGTTAATTGTGCATTTTTACCACTGTTGAATGAGATGTTCGGTTGTCTGTTGAAGTTGATAATCTCTGATGATCCATAAGATACACCATTGTCGGTAAGATCGACAGATTGAATTGTACCTCTAAAAATTGGTTGAACTTTACACTGAAAGTCCTGACCTGCAACTGTATTGACACCAACAATACCATCAAGTTTAACTTCAATAGGAAGATAGTTAAAGCTACCATTACCAATCGTAGAGATATCAACTAATATATTTCTATCATAGAAATACTTCTTATCAGTTGCACCAGTTCCTACCAAAGATAGTGAGAAGTTATCGTCATCTACTTTGTTGACATAGTAGCTCTCTACAGTAGAAAGTCCAACGATACCAGTAGTTGTGGTGGAGTACTTAATAATCTCACCAGAGTTATAACTATGGTTGGGAATCTTAAAACGATTACTTGCTGTGTTGATTCCTGTTACTGGAATATGTCTTCGATTATTCTTATAACCTTTTCCAGGGTTTGTAATGTAAATATCAGCTACAATCCTTCTACTACCGACAGCTGTGATAGCTTGAACACCTGTTCCAAAATTGGTGATATTTACAGTATTGATTCCAATTCTAGCGTTGTCCTCTGAGGTGTGAAGTTTGATAGTAGAAGTATCTACTAGTTCGACATAATAGTATGCGTTGGTTGACAGACCAGCGATTGGATTACCATCTTTGGCGTCATAGAATACCTTATCCGTAACATTCAGTTTGTGAAATGTTGAGAATCCAATAGTATTATTTCCAAGATCAATTCTTTTTGCAGAAAGTTCCGAGTTGAAGTTAAGTGAGTGAACGATACTCGTCATATTCACTTCAGCAATAGCCTCTTCTGTGGGACTACCACCAGTAATAGTTACCGTAGGATCATCTAGATAATTAAAACCACGGTCGATTAGGTTTAGACCTACTAACTCTCCTTCGATCGACACAGTTCCTTCTGCACCACTACCATAGTCATCAACGATACTCAATACAGGAGGGTTAATAATATCATATCCTTCACCAGGATTAGTGATTTCGAGAGATCTAAGATCACCATACTTTAAACCTTCACCAGATTTGTAGTTAAGAATCTCAACACCATTAATCAAAATACCACTATATCCAGGTTCAGTTAGATAGTTGCCAGATTTATTATCAGGAGTAAGAACTTCTCTTACAATACTCTGTGGAGAAAGTTTCTTATTGTAGAAGTCATAATAAATGAACTCATTATCTACTACAGTACCACCTAGGGTTACAAACTTTTTAGAGAAGATATCAGCTCTAGATCTTGCAAGTTTAATACTTGTGGAACTAATTCTTTTTACATAATAAACGTTAGCATCTAAATTATCAAACTTACTTTCTGTCTCAGTAACAATCTCAATACCATTAGGAGTAATGGTTGTAGATTTGATAATACCTGGTTTGTAAAAAATGGCATCACCATTTAAAAAACCATGATCTTGGTTTGTGGTAAGAACAAGAGTCTCAGAATCAACAGAAGAGCCAGAGAAAGTGATCTTCTTATCATAAGGATCAGTAAAAATGTTTGAGTAGTTGGGAAGTGAGTTGGATGCAACTACTACATCACCATTAAACTTCTGATATACATTCTGAACATTGGCAACAAAATTATTCAGAGTAGGATACTTACCAGAGTTTCCTTTGAGGAGTTGATTTTCTAATTTAACATACGAAATACTGCCAATATTTGCAGCAAGTTTTGTCAATATAGAGTTCTTAGAAGAAGATCTAATTACAATACCTGGAAGTTGAAGACCACTATTACTTGTCAGTGTAATTTGATAACCTGGTCTTAAGAAGTGATTATCAAACAAAGTGATGGAATATGATTTTTCTAGTTCATCAACCAGCTCAATATCCTCAATGTTCCACTCTGTCTTAATGTTGGAATACCAGTTCTGAGATCTTTCATCACCTCTCTCAATACCAAGAGTTTGGATGTTGATAGTATCACCTTCATTATAGAAGTATGAATCTTGATTCAGTTTGAATTCTTTAAGAGTAGAAGTAATACGAACCTGAATCTGGTTACTAGTATCAAATCCAACATATGCATATGAATAATCGTCTAAACGAATATCTTCTTTCGATGAGAAATTATCAAAAACACCACTAACATTGAAGAATTGATTGACACTCTTTCCAGTATATGCAACAGCAACTATATCTCCTACACTGTCCTTGAGGATTAGATTGCCAGTATCTGGAAAACCAATAGTTGAATCAACATCAAGAATAGTTGAACCAATGCTTACATTGTTCAGAAGTTTTGTCTTAGGATTAACTTTAAACTCACCGAAGATAGAACCAGTAACACTGATGTCTCTAGCATATCCAGAGTCAATACTTATCTGATAATACTGTTTGTCACCATAGTTAATCGGCTTAACATCAGATATAGAACCTCTAGAGTTTGTAGAGTCCTGGAAGAGAGTAAGATTCTTAAGTTTTAGTGGATCTCCAGCAACTTGTTCTACAACAAAGTCTTTCTCTACCTTATAATCTGCATCAGAAGGTCTAAAAAGGAACTCACTTGGTTTAATGATCTCTACTTCTTCACCATATAAAGCTCTGAAGAGAATCTTAAATGATTGGTCTGTTCCTTTTGATTTATAGAAACTATCTACATTGTATAGAAAATTTCTCTGATCTAGATTGGAGTATAATTGTCTATCATCAAAGCCAGGCGCAATCTGACTTTTTAACTTTCCAAAGAACTCCTGAAGGAAGATGACATTCAGATTTTGGATGACTGATTTATCTTTATGTTCTGCAGCTTCTGTTTGATTAAATGTTAGTTGATCTGGTTGATTGCCAGAAACATATGTTGTGATGCCACTGAACCCTCTGGTACAATTGATAAAGGAATTATTACTAATCGATTCGTAGTGAATGATTTCCTGATCAATCTTGATAAGACCATTGGTCTCAGGAAATCCTTCAGTAAAGTTTGTAAGAGATGATGTAGGAATTGTTGTGGCAATATAATCCAGTTCACCATTCAGTTGGGTAGAAGTCTTAAGGGAGAATAACTCATCAACCTTAATATACTTGTCAATATTTTGAATCAAATCAAAAGTACCACCTTGATACTCTTGTGACTTATAATATTGCTTTATGAATTCTGGAAGAAGAGGAAAGTCTTCCAAAACATATCTAGGAAATTGACTCTCAACAATATCCTGGAACTGAACTCTATCTACTGCCATTTTCTGATATTAGTAGGAATATGATGAAGTTGAACTTGATGTATTGTAATTTGATGATGTGGTTGTAGTGTTAACAGACACCCTAGAACCAATAACCTGTGCTCCAGAATCAGTAGAGTCAGTAGATGTAGAAGAAGAAATTATTGGAGTTCTTCTTACCAAGTTATTTGCGTAACTTGAAGATACAAGATAGTTTGTTCCAGAGACATCACTTCCTGATGCAATTCTATCTGTTACCATATTTACCTTCATATTGAAGGGGTCTAATTGGAGATACAGATCTTGTAGTCCAATCACATCATTTGAGAAAGGTGTTGCCGAAATCTCAATCAAGTTAGTTCCACGAAACACATCGGTAGAAATAATATTGATTGGGTTGAGCTTAATTTCACCCTTCAAGTAATCAATAGTTCCAATCGATCTTCTCAGGACCACTGGTTCAGTTGGAGAGTTAAGTTTGAATAAGAAAACAGTTCCTGTCTTCAAATCACCAGCTGGTGTATCACCAAGATAAACAGTATCTGAGATACCACTAATCTTAAATCCTGAAGAACGAATATTATATCCAATTTGTCCTTGATGAATACCGTGTCCGTGATTTACAATCTGGAAACGATTACCGAAACAAATTTCATACTCAGCAAAATTATTCATTGTGGCCTGGAGATCTCTTCTAATATCTACAGTTGTAATATTAGAAGTAATAGACTCATGACTTTCATCAACAATTTTTTGGAATTGACTATATTTAAACCTTGCTCCAAACTTATTTAACTCAGTAGAATTAGAGTATAATTCTGAGTTCTGTGTTACCAAACTCGAAACGAAACTCGCATTAGGTGATTGATTTGAGTTGTAGTAAACATTAGAGTTTGTTTCAACATACAGATACTTAAGATCAATAATCTCAGTAACAATACCCGATACAGAATACTTATTAATCTGTCTCTTAATATTTTCTTTGATCGTACTTGAAAGGAACACACCATTAGTTGGTTTGATACTTACAAATACCTTTCCATATTGTGGAGGTGTGAGCTCTTCACCACCAAAGGCTGAGATAGATTCAGTTTCAGGATAAATGGTAGGAACGATTGCTTCAAAGTCACTAGCAGTAACTGCACGATTCTGTGATGAATAGATCTGTGTTGAATACTTCTTAATTGATTCTACACTTTCAATACTACTACCACCATAAGATGGTTCATTAACAGTAACTAATGATACTCCACTTGTGATTGCGTTATCATTGTTATCTCTAAGTGTTCCTGCGTATCTTACTCTTGATACCCCGTTACCTATTTCACCACCACACTGAATATAATTAATTTCAATATAGTTTGGTTCTTGTAGTGACACACCAAATGTTCCATCACCAAACATTACTTCATATCTTTCAGAGTCAATCTCTTGAAGGAAATATACAGGTGACTGTGGCCCTACCTCAAATAAACTATCAAACTGTTTGAATACTCTAGTAACAGTAGAAGATTCTGATTCTTTTACACTCACACGAAGTAGAGAAGTATCAACACCAGCATTAGGTAGAATAAACTTCTGTGTCTTATTACGTGATGATACTGTATAAGTTTGTTTTAAGTATGTTCCTTGGAATATATCAATATTGGTAAAGTTTGCAATACCATCAGAATCAACTGTAACGGTTATATCATTTGAAATTGAAAATGCAAGGTTCTTAGTAGAATTAGATCCACTAAGAGCTACGATACCAGCTTTTAAAGTAACAGTTGTTGCTGTAGTATTAGATACGTCTACTAAGAAAGAAATATTAGCTACGGATGCTTTCCTTGATCTTGGGAGATATCCTACATTTCGAGATAGTGATACAACATTCTCTCTCAATGTTGCACTATCAATGAACACCTCATTCGTCACCATGTTGGTGTTGTATGAAGTGATATAAGTGTTATATGCTAGAGTATCGATTATCGTAGATAAGTTCGATCCTTCAAAATCATAATCCGTGAAGTTTGAATTTGCACGAAGATAATCTTTAATGGATGCCTTGATCTGATCGAAATCTAGATTACTAAAATTTACTAGAGGCATTTATCTGGTAAGCTCTAAGGCGAATGAGAGTTGTTGTGTATCAACATCAATACCAATGATTTGGTATTTGATTACAACATCATATTGATTGCCATCAAAGTCAGGTGTAACTGTTACTTTCTCAAGTTCGGCCCTTGGTTCAAAACTATTAATAGTTCTTTCAATTTCTGACTTTACTGATTCTGAGCTCAATTGATCCATAGGATCAAACAACATTTCATTTACCCTACTACCAAGAAATGGACTGAAGGGTTTATCTCCACGATTAGTAAAGATTAAATTACGAATAGAACGAGCAATGGCATTAGAGTTTTTCAACACAATCAAGTCATCGTTTAACGGATTAACTTCAAAGACTGCACTGATGTCTTTAAACCCTTTGCTAATTCTTTCAGCAGGCACGTATTTGATACAACAAATCTACCTTATTTAGAACACTAATCCTCAGTTAGTGTTACCTGTTCAGAACCACAAGTACAGATATGATCAGGCTCAGAACAATCAGTTGTTTCAAAGAGTCCATCTGTATTCACCTTTTTCATTTGTCGAGGATTTTTCTCATCATTCGCGATCTCCCTTAGGAATTCCTGGTTGCTCATTTTCTCTCTCCTTAGCGGTTTTCCAAAAGTACTCGTCTTCACGTCCCATACCTAATCGTTCAAATCCATTCTCTACAGAATAGTATTGAGTTGATACCTTAAAGTCAGGCATCTTAGGATCTACAGGTGTAAGACTATTGTCAAAGATTCTCATACGATTGTTTGGATATAAGGCATATTGGCCATTATCCAATTCAATCAAATTATGAGACTTATGTTCAGCAGGATTCTCAGATGTTGCATAATCAATCACATCTGGATCTGCATGATAGTTATCAATGGTACAGATGTAAGTACCCTTCATGATATCATGATCTCTTGTATATAGTTCAAAGTCCATCGACCCAATGAACTGTTTTGCAATACTTACTACACCATAATCCATACAGTTCCAAAACTGTAGGTTAGGTAGATTCATATCTGGAGTAGGTATTTCTGGTTCTGATAGAAATGCACTGATAGGGAGTTTATCATACATTGCTGCATACTCTGGGAGATATGTCTCAAAGTAGAATGCACGTCCTGGGATACTCTTACAAGACACCCAGACACCCTTTACAAACTCTCCGTGACCAGATTTGTGGTCTGTTAGATATTCTTTTCTTACCCACACTTCTACTGCAGGAAGGTTACAAATCAAGGAAGCCATACGCAATAAAAAAGACCCTAGTATGTAGGGTCTCCAATACTAACGTCCTTGTCCTCGGTAACGTTTGGGTTTGTTATTACTAGAACTAGCTGCGTACTTAGTATGTTGTCCTGCGCCCTGTCGTGTTTTCTTGGGTTTAGTTTCAATAAAGGTTCCACCCATCAGTGAACGTCTGAACTTTGCCATAGTGTGTTGTATCTACTTGTATATTATAAAGGGGTTAGAGAGGATCCTGAGACCCTCTGTGACAGTTTATCAAATGACCCTCATCTTCTCATGTCCAACACGGA